GGGGCGAAATAGGATCGACGTGCGTAGTAAAGCTACGAGGAGACCAAAAGCGCGTTTTAGATGCAAACGATAATGCACCTATCTCTTACGCACTAGCTGCCTAAGAATGAGCTCGGGGGGAGCTTGGAAACAGAATCCCCCCACTTTCCTACATTGAGGTATTCACTATGTCCGAAGAAAAGCATATCCGTCTTTCCGTTCTTCAAATGGCACAGTCGATGTGCGATGCGGAATATCTTATCGCTGCTGAACGCGGCGGTGAGCAGAAACCATTTCCAACCACAGCTGAAGTTATCAAGAAAGCCGACGAGCTTATGAAGTTCATCGACGACATTCGCGACCCAACAGTCAAGAACGTAACTCAACTTCTCACCGAACACGCAGGTAAGTAATCATTCGGGGTTAGTTCAATTGGTAGAACAGCGGACTTTGAATCCGTAGGTTGGTGGTTCGATCCCATCACCCCGAACCATTTTTGGAGATTGTTATGAAAGTTTACATTGGTCCTTATCGCACAACTCATATCAGCGCATACACTTTATTCGACAAGTATATGGAGTGGAAACACGACAAGTCATATTGGTCTGTTCAAGATAGTGAATACACCAAGACTGATAAGTTCATCGAGCGTATCTGCGATATCATTCAAGATGTTCTAAACGCAACAGTCAACAAAATGATCGGCGATCGTGAGCGCGATGTAAAGGTTCGCATTGATCCTTACGATACTTGGTCCATGGATCACACGCTCGCTTTTATCATTCATCCCATGCTGGTTCAGCTTCGTGACACGAATCACGGTTTCTTTCATCCAGATGCTGAAGACGTTCCTCACATCGGTAAGGGTGATGAAACTGATTTTGGTCACAGCGACACGAACGCACAGGATCGCTATAACTGGGTGATGGACGAACTCGTATGGACGTTCGAACAACTCAAGAACGATAACGACTATGATCTGTTCTATGCCGAAGTAAGTGGTTGGGACAAAGATGCACTAGATGCACACAATCAACGTATTCAAAACGGTCTTCGTTTGTTTGGTAGGTACTATCGCTCTCTGTGGGACTAATCATGAGCTTCTATGACAACTGCGGGAATGATAAACCCCTGAGCATTATCGCTGGACCTTGTGCTTTTGAAACTAAGGATCACGCAGTGGAAATGGCTACTGCACTGCGTGATATCTGCTTCAGCGTTGGTAATAGATTCGATACAGAAATCAACTTCATTTATAAGACCTCTTTCGATAAAGCAAATCGAAGTTCCGCGAATAGTAGTAGAGGTGGCGGCTTCGACGAGGCGTTTTACGGAATGGAGGCCGTCCGTGCTCGAGGAATCGAGGTTCTCACGGACGTTCACGAACCTTGGCAATGCGAAGCAGTTCAAGCTGATATCATTCAGATTCCTGCGTTCCTTTGCCGACAGACTGACCTGATTCAAGCTGCTGCACTGAGTGGTAAGCCAGTCAACGTGAAGAAGGGTCAGTTCCTATCTCCGTGGGAAATGGCAAACGTAGCTGAGAAGCTAAGAACGTTTGGCTGTGATAAGTATCTGTTCACTGAACGCGGAACAACGTTTGGCTACAATAATCTTGTGGTCGATATGCGTTCGCTAGAAGTGATGAAGCAATATACTGACCGTGTCATCATGGATTGCACTCACGCAGTTCAGCTTCCTGGTGGTAATGGCACAAGCTCTGGCGGACAACGTCAGTTCGTGCCTACGATGGCCCGCGCTGCTGTAGCTGTTGGCGTGGCTGCTCTGTTCATTGAAGTTCATCAGAATCCAGAATCCGCTCCAAGCGATGGTCCGAACATGGTTCGTCTTGACAATTTCGAGCAACTACTATATGATTTAATAGAATTGGATTATATCTCCAAACGGAGTTTAAGGCGATGATCTACGTTCTCATAGTCATCACATACTTTTCTGGCAATGCTGGCAACGGTCAGAATGTAAAGTTCCAAGAGTTCAATACATACGAATCCTGCATGTATGCGCTGAAGTTCATCGAAGAAAAGAAATACGGTCGTGGAATGTGGGATCAATACAAACTGGCTTGTGTTCCGAAAGGTTAATTATGGGAAATATCACTGGAAAAGTATGGGGCGACACGAGCGTTCTTATTCAGACGCCACTCGTCGAACTCCATAAGATCAATATCAAAGCTGGCTATCGCTGCTCGGAGCATAAGCATGAACACAAGTGGAACGGATTCTATGTCATCAGTGGAGTGTTGGAAATCCATGTCGCAAAGAATAACTATGATCTCACCGACATTACTACACTTCGAGCAGGCGATTTTACTACTGTCCGTCCTGGCGAGTTCCATTGGTTCAACTGCGTTGAAGACTGTGTTGCACTAGAACTCTATTATCCAGAAGCTATCAGCGAAGATATCGTGCGCCGCAGCGTCGGTGGTAAGGCAACTGTTCCTATCACTGTTCCTAAGAAGTCACCGTGCGTTAAGATTTGTCAGCTCGATGAATCAGGTGAAAGATGTATTGGATGCGGACGCACTCTTGCTGAGATCGCAGAAGCTGGAAGAATCAAAGTCGATATCGACAGCGCTCTAGATAATGTTCCCTATGAAGGATATGATAAATGACAGAGACAGCTGCTGTAGCAAGCATTATGAGTTCTAATACATTCGTGTCTATGGTAGAAGAACGTATCAGCGATAAGGGTATGAGCTATCTTGAAGCGATTACCGATGTATGTGAAAAGACTGGACTTGAGTTTGAGAACGTATCGAAGCTCATGACTCCAGCCATGCGTAAGCTGCTTCAGTCAGAAGCTATGACTCTCAATCTTATCAAACGCACTGGATCAAGGTTACCAATCTAATGTTCGGATCACCCTCAGAAAACTGGTCAGAGTTCTTGAACTGGGTTACGAGTATCAAGATCAACGATATATCTTTTGATGTAGACTATGCAACAGATTCAATAGCCATTCGCAACAGAACTACTAATGAATCTAAGATTGTTAGTAGGATGACCATTGAATATCTGGAACCCGCGTTTAGACGACAGGCGATAATAGAAACGATTGCTCAAATGTTACCTACGACTGGATCAGTTCATACTAGTGCTCTAGGAGGAGCAGGACAATATTCTGTCAGTTCTGGAGGAGCTGGTGGGATTGGGATGCGTGGAGCAATGGGCGCACCCGCATATGTTGATGAATACTACACGGAGCAGGCTCAGAAAGATGTGCTTGCTAAGAAACTGTTTAGCGATGATGAACAACTTCAGATCATGGAAGTGAAGAAATCTATTCGTTCGTATATTCATAAACACATGCCTACATATGACTTCGATATGTCTGGCGTTGTCGTTGCTGGTGGTTGCTTTGCTTCCATGATGAACGATGAAGTTGTAAAAGACTTCGACATATTCCTACTTAATAATTCTCGTAATGAGTTGGCGTTGAATCTATTGACAGTGAAGGAATCTGCGTTAAGCCCTACTTCTACCAAGATCAACGATAAGGAATATTTCAAGAACGACAAGATCGAAAAAACAGTATCACTTGGTCGCACTGCTCTTCAGTACATCTATACGAAATATAATACGCGCAAGGAACTCATCGACAGCTTCGACTTCAAGCATTGCTGCGTGTCATACGATTATGCGAATGATAAGATGTTCATGAGCCGCGAAGTTTTTAATCTTATTAAGAACAAAACTCTTCGTCCGAATAGTGATAAGACGCCAGAGTATTGGCGTTATCAAAAGTTCTTTGATCGCGGTTGGAAATCTGAAATTGCGTTCATCTAATGGAAGGGATGAAAGCCTACAGCCGCTATCAGGCGCTCAAGCTACACTTCACTTCTGATTATGACTTTGTGAAGTATGGTGGCAAGATCCGCAAGATCAGCGAGGAATCGTTCCTCAAGCGAAAGGATCAGTATCTCTTTCGTAAGTTGGAACGTAAATACAGTGATGAAGAACTAACAGATTTCTTCGTTGCTAACTTTGTATCCAACGCAGGAGTTCGCTGGGTTGGAGAAATGAATGGTCCAGAGTCTGAGAAAGTTTATCTCAACTGGCAGAAACGTATGGAAGCCTTTTCATACTATCTGAAGCAAGATCTGGAAACATTACTTGATGAATGCAATAACAGCGTAAGCCGTATTCTTCTGGTTGAAAAGACGCATCCAGTATTATTGAAGATGTATATGGCGAACAAGATTGCAGCCGAAACTGTTATTGCCTTTGATATTACATTTGATGTTCTAGACAAATGGAACAACGAAATCGACGATCCAGTTGTCTGGCCTGAGTTCTATCGTCAGCTGAGTAAGTATCGCCCATTCGTAAAGGTCGAGAAGGCTACGATAAAAAAAGTTATGCGTGATGTATTTGCGTCTTGACAACACGCTATATAACTTATATGATGATTAAGTGGATAAGACGTAACACACCGAACATACAACGGAGACATACATGAACGAATCATTTTCTGCCCTCAAGCGTCAGCGCACTTCTTCGCTGGAGCGTCTCACCAAAGAAATCAACAAGCTCGCCAACAAGGAACAGGGATCTTCGTCTGATGATCGCTACTGGCAGCCAGAAGTTGATAAGGCTGGTAACGGATACGCTATCATTCGCTTCCTTCCCGCACCTGTTAACGAAGAACTTCCGTGGGTCCGTATCTGGAATCATGGTTTCCAAGGTCCAGGCGGATGGTATATCGAAAACTCTCTGACTACTCTCAATCAGACCGATCCTGTCGCTGAGTATAACTCCAAGCTCTGGAACTCAGGTAACGACAAGGACAAGGAGATTGCTCGTAAGCAGAAGCGTCGCTTGAACTATATCGCCAACATCTATGTTGTCAAGGATCCCGCTCATCCTGAGAACGAAGGAAAGGTTTTCCTTTACAAGTTTGGTAAGAAGATCTTCGACAAGATCAACGAGAAGATGAATCCTGAGTTCGAAGACGAAAAGCCGACGAATCCATTCGATCTGTGGGCTGGCGCTAACTTCAAGCTGAAGATTCGTAAGGTTGAAGGCTATCGTAACTACGACAAGTCTGAGTTCGATGAACCAGCTCCGCTGCTCGATGACGATGATGATATGGAAGCAATCTGGAAGACGCAGTTTTCACTTGCTGAACTCGTAGCTGCTGATAAGTTCAAGAGCTATGATGAACTCAAGAAGCGTTTGGAAAAGGTTCTGTCTGAACCAAACGGCGCTGCTCGTAAGAGTGAGGATGACGATATCCCTTTTGAGCGTCCTGCTCCGCGTCCGTCTGCGGCTCCAGCAGTTGGTAAGACGGCTGCTCCTGCAAAGAAGCCTACTATTGATGAAGATGACGATTTGGATTTCTTCAACAAGCTGGCTGAGGACGATGAATAATCACAGGGCTTATTCCTTTCACCTGTGATTTAACTTGGGGGAGCTTCGGCTCCCCCTTTTTTAATTGTGCTCTTGAAGCATCTGACGACCAAGCGAATCCTTTATGAAAGGATTATGTGCATTCAGTTTCATGTTAGGGTTAGTGACGTTCTGTCCTTCGCCACCTGAACTTGAAGCAGTCGTATTCGTTGTGTTGTTTACAACTACATCTGCTCCACCTGCTCCTTGATTTGGTCGTGGGGGCGGAGGAGGAGCTGATGGTGTAGTAGGAGTTGGCGTTGTTGCTGTAGGCGCACCCACTGCTGTTTTATCAGCAGTCGCTTCTCCTGTAGGAGCAGACGTGGTGCCGCGTTCTCCACCTTCTTCACCAGCTTCACCACCACCTGGAGCTTCTGTAGGTTTAGTTGCTTGTTGAAGAATATCACCAGACGCACCTGTGAATCCTGCAGAATCGCCTACAGCATTTTCTAGTGATCTGTCTAATCTAGCAGTGATATCTGCGGCATCTGCCTGTAATCTGCTGAGCTGTTGTTGCGCACCTCTAGTGACTATGGTGCTACCTTCCATTCTTTCTTTTTGTCCAGCAACTAAACGATCTTTGTTTTCTTTAGCGAGTCTAAGCGTTTCTATTTCTAACGCTTGCATGAAATCCATTCCCTCGTGATTGTGCGCATACAATGCTCTACCAACAGCGAGACCAGTATCACCACCTTTCACGAGACCAACTAAACCACCTGCGATTGAACCAATAGGTCCACCAGCGAATGCACCTGCGATCGCGCCAGCAAATCCGCCGCCTGTTGATCCAGCTTCTTCACCGATAACTTCATAAACTCTTTTTAGATGTTGCTTATCACCAGTTTCCTGATACTTCTTATATTCATCTTTCGCTTCCATACCAGCAATAACAGCAGAAAATACTGTAGCAACAGGCCCCAATATCATACCTGTAGCTTTTCCTCCGCCTGCTAATGTCTTAGACAGTTTGCTTTGTTTAGCAGCTAGTTCTTCTGGAGTTACCTTTACAAATCTACCGCTCTGTGGATCTCTATACTGCGATCCTCTTCCTCGCTCATCTAATACTGGCTGCGCTCTTTCTGGTGCTCCTTGAGGAGGAGCTGGTGATGGTCTAGCAGTCGATTCGGGAGCACCAGCTCTTGGCTTTTCCGTATCAACAGGAGCTCTTGGCTTTTCCGTATCAACGGGAGCTTTTGGTGGTTCAGCTTTAGTGACTGGCGGACGTTCAGTTTGAGTAACAGGTTTTTTTGATCTTGTTGGTTCATTACCACCACCCGTTGAAGTGCGTTTTCTATTAGGAAGATCAATATCTGGGATTGGTAGTGCTGGTGGAACTAATCCAGCAGTATTCGCCAACTTCCCTTGCTGAATAGATCCTGGAGCAATTTCTGCTAATGGAAGCGGAGGAGCTTTGTAAAGAAACTTACCAAAGTCTGGACGTGAAGCAGCGATTTCAGCATTCAGTTTTCTGAAACGCTGCGACATATCTTTGTCGACTGTCTTAATCTTATTCACCGAGTCGTTAATCGACTTGACAATTGCTTTAGAACTTTCCTGCAGTTTAGCTAACTGAGTATTGAGCTGTGTGATAGAGTTCGCAGCAGAAGCAACGAACGATCCAGAAATGATATCCGACTCTTTCGCGAAGTTATCATTAGATGCGCGCTGACCAAACATAGCAGCGACGCTAGGTCTATTTACATTTCCGCTTGGCGTAACTAGATTTGAAATAGCCATTAGAACAACCTCAGAGCTTTACCGATTCCTGCGGCAACAGCAACTTCGAGTGGATTAAACTGTTCGCTTCTTTGACCTACAGGATAAGAGTTTCTAGTAATGAATTGCTGATGATTCATAACTCTATTTTCTATGATAATGGGTCTAGCTGTTGTTGCTTGCATCTCTCTCATTTCATTTGCGCGCGATGAAGCACCAAGTGCGCCGTATTGACGAGGAGCTCCACCAGCAGAAGCGCCAGCTGGAGCGCCAGGTCCTTGTGCTATCATAGTTGATCCAGCGGCTTCAGGCATCTGTCCCTGAACGCCAGCCATAACCATCGCGCGTGACTTAGCTGTTTCGCCAGCATTATAAAACCAGTATGGATGACGATTCGTGTGCTGATCCAAGTGAATACCGCCGCCACGCATTTCAATACCAGCACCACCGAGTCTGCGAGCAAGCCAATACTGAGCTAAACGACCAAGATCGTCTCCCGATACTTTACGTCCACCGACATAAACATAAACGTCAGCAGCCATACCGCCGTCGTGTCGTGTAGATCCAGTTCTCTGTCGGCTCGGATATGGCTCTTGTCCTCCAGAATAAATTTCAGCGCGAGCACCAGGACCATATACATCAGTGACTGCTGTAGAAATAGCACTCAATAGATACGGAGTAATTGGCTTGTTTCTCGTCGCTCCCTGATTAGTCATTCTGACGTTGCCAGCTCCACCGCCTGCTCCCATCTGTTCAGCAGTAGGAGCACCAGGACCAGGTTGTCTTGCAGTAGTCGCTGCTTGAACTTGAGCAGGTGCACCCGAAGGACCAGGAGCTTGCGCGCGAGCACCAGCAGCAGTTTGAGCAGCTAGAGATTGCGCAGGACCACCAGATGGACCAGGTGCTTGAGCGCGACTAGTTGCAGCAGTCGCAGCAGCACCAGCGGCAGGACTTGATGGAGCAGCTGCAGGAGCAGAAGCAGTTGTAGTTGCAGCTCCAGCTGCAGCAGTCATAGCAAGCACATCTCGCTGCTCGCTTGCGTATCTTCTATAGAGCGACTGTCTCGTTCCCTCTGGCATAGATACGCCAGCGACGTAGTTTTTTCGCGCTTCGAACAGCATCTTGACTTGCTCTTCTACGCTCTTGCCTTGCGGATTACCAGCCTGAGAAACAATCTTCTTAGCGCCGCCGTGCTGAACGCCCATGCTATACAGAACTTCTTGAACTCGTGGATCAGCTACAGCCCAGCCAAGATCACCAGCATGCTTTGATACTGGATCGAAGTGTGTTCTTGTGATAAATGCTTTCTGTGATGCAGCGAATCCCTGTGGATCACTTGCTGCGACTTGCTTATACTTTTGATTGAACGGCTCAGTTCCTGGCTGTAATCCTGCGAACTGTCCTGCATAATCTTTTGCTTCTGCTGATGCGAGATAGCGAGCCATCGTTCCAGTATTAGTCGCGAGCTGATGTGCTCCATACGATACGCCGCCTGGATCACCAGCGCCTGAGGATACTGTATGAACGCCTTTGTTTCCTGACTCATACTTCTGCGAAATGCTTCCTAGTCCCTCGAACTTGGTGATAGGACCAGACGGCTCAGCATCAGACGGAGCTTTATTGATAAGCGCGTTGATTCCAGCAGCTGCACCAAGTCCAACACCAGCACCCAGTAATCCAGCGCCAGCGATGGAAGCGATATTGCGCTTCATACGAATATCAGCTATACGCTCAGCTCTATCACGAACATACTGAGCGCGTTCTGTATCTCGTGGCTTAACACGACGAGCTGCACGAGAAGCACCTACGCCTCTGGATAGCTTTGCTTTCGCTCCTCCCGCGCGAGTAGGAGCTTTCACGCCAGTCATAGCCTCTACAACTTTATCTTGGAATTCTTGATTTTGCTGTATGAATGAACCAATTATCTGTTCATTTTGTTTTGACATCTTATCGACAAGATTAGTCGTATTATTAATCATCACAGGAATTCTTTTATTAATTAATTCCTGGGCCTTGACGATATTATTGGATAGCTGTATGCTGCGACGTAGATCACGCTCGAGCGCTCGCGCGAGCCCACCACTGGGCTTTGGTTCATTTGTTTGAGCAGCTGCTTTCGCTTTGGGCTCGTATTGAGAAAATGCTTTCGCGAGTCCAATAGAAACTGGCTTTCCATTCTCATCGACGACTGCACCTTCGGGAGTTCTGAAGAAACGCGACTGTCCGACCTTTCCTACGACTACACCAAGTTTCTTCTTACGAGCTTTCGTTGGCTTTGCTGGAGTGGGAGCAGCCGTCTGTTCTTCTAGGATCTTTGCGACTTGATCCTTGACGTTCTTATTTCCCTTTTCTAAAATGGCACGGAGAATATCTTCGCCGCTCTCTTTATCTGCCATTTATTACCTTCTCTTAGATTCTTCTTCCAGCTTCTCTAGATAATCTACCAGCATCTTAACGTAGATATCCCTCTCCCACGGAACCATTGTTTCAACGTCACTCAGTGAATATTTGTGGTATTGCATCAACGAAAAGTTAGTCTGATAATAGTTCGCAAGCGTATTATGAGAGAGGATCATTAAAAAAAATCAGACATACCCTCCAGCGTAATGGTATCTTCCTGTCCACATCCCTTGCACTTATATTTAAATGTGTGTCTTAGCTTGGGCATCGTGTCAATAAACTTCATAATCTCAGCGAACTGATTTGAATTCAACGACTCAACGAACTGAACTGCATCCTGTAGATTATCTGGCTCATACACATCATTCGCGTCATATACGCTAAGAATGCAACGAGCTAGCATTTCGATCTCGTCATTACCACCCGTGATCAGCTTGACGTCATTAATCGTAGGATATCTCAGTTCAATTCCTAGTCTATCGTCGAGCTTGACTTTGCTCGTATGTCCTTCGCCGCGTTGAACCTTGACCTGCTCTAGATTAATCTCTACGGGCGTCACCGCTTCGCATTTAATTCCCTGATAGTTCACGCCGTCGATATGACGATACTCCATCTTGACGATTTCGCCGATAGACTTGGCGCGAATATTCAGAAACAGATATTCCAGATCAAAGTAGGGCAGCTTATTAACATCGAGATCATCAACGATACACGACGCAATAACATCCTTCACTGCATCAATCATAGCCAACGGATCTTCCGACTGAGCGGCCATCAGCAATACTTTTTCTTCCTTCACCAAGAATGATCTAAACGATACTCTTTTTCCATTAGACGGTAGCTCCAGCGAAAAGCGTGGAGTCGCAACCTTAGGTAATGCCATAATTCACCTCAATTTAATTAATATCTTCCACGACCAGCGCGATCGATCTCGTAATTCTTACCACTTCCAAAGTTTGTATTATCTTCGATAGCATAACGATAATTGATTTCCACTTGTAGCTTACCATATCCCTCATCGTTCCACGACATCTGAATATCGTTGACATTGACTGGGTATGCTTCTACGAGCGTAATCACATTCTGAACTTCATACGTTCCGCCCTCAGATTCGAAATAATATCCGTATCCACCATTATTATTTGGATAAGAATACTGAACGATGTCGATGCTACCGACTCCATCATTAAAGTATTTTCCATCAAACATTCCAGCCATATTCGAGCGATTTACGTTCGTACGATAGTGACCGACAAAGAAATCCTGCCACTTCATAAAGATCTCGCGCTCGCGCATGTCTTTGGATAGAATGACTGAGAGCGTGACTGGCTGATTGTTAAAGCGATACGGAATACGACGAACAGGCCCATAATAGTTTTGATCCAGCGTGACGAGCTGACGTCCTGGCATATTCGCTGCTTCGATACGAAGGCGCATTCCTTCTTTCAATCCATACTGCTCGAGAATTCCAGTTATGCCATAACGCGATCCAGGTCCACCAAGAATCCATGCTTCGAATTGTGATGTCGAAGCGATACCTGATCGTGCTATTTCTGAGTTGAAATCTGCGATATTAAATGGCATTGTTAGATCCTGTTACGACTGTCGCGATAGATACGCGACATATTAGCTCCGACAAATCTATCGAGCGGTAAGAATAATGCCATTTCCCATTCAGTCGGCTCGATATAAAAGAATCTAGATTTAACGTGAGAGATAAGATATCTCTTGATGCAAGGCTTGAAGAAACGATACTTGCTCGCTTGCTGTAGAATATTATATGAGATACGAATACGAGTGCTCTCGTCTAATTCTTTTGTTGTGATCGTATCATACAGCGCATCCATTAATCTGGCTCTAAGAGGGAGCGGTAGATAGTGGAGATTAATTCCCAAGAACGATCCTCCACTATTGGCAAATCCACTGGTGCGTGTAGAATCGATCGGAAAAACAAGAGGAAATCTATCATAGTAAGGTAATGTTTTCTTTCCTTTAGGATCATACTGAAACAGATACATGCGACCTAGTAGCGGCTTATCCGTTAATCTTGTGCGATCGCTGCGAATCATGCGAGTAGGACTAACAGTTAAATTCTTAGTCTGCTGACGGAACCACTGACGCGACTCGCGTTTAATTGACGGAGCCACACCCGCTTGCGATCCTCGCTGTAATACTCTATCAAAAACGTAAGCGACCATTAAATCCCTAATTCTTTTTCTGTGAGTACGACGAATTCCCAGTTACGGTCAGCGCAATATTCTTTCGCTGCGTGCCACTTAGCACTATTTATTCCGAATGTCGCCACCTCTCGTAGATACTTCTTGCTGTGCGCGCCTTTGGCTTTTGGTTGTGGAGGAACAGACTGAGAGCGCGGTTTGATCTCAATCATCTTCACGAGCGTTTTTCCGTCCTTATCTCTCATACGAATAATGAAGTCAGGGAAATAGCGATGCCACTTACCATCGAGCGGAGATTTATATGGAATGAATAATTCTTCAGAAGCCCACTGAATAACATTGGGATTGCTGTCCAGATAGTTCATAAAGCGCAACTCCCACGAAGATCTATAAACGATATTCGTAGGATCGCCCTTATACTTACTGGGATTCTTCGGTTGAAATCTACCTCTATATGCTGCCATGACTCTATGTATTTCAATATAAATAATGTATCTCACGAAAGGGATTTTAATGGCAAGAGCACCAAGAACAAGCGGTAGCAGCAGAAACCTCAGAAACGATAGAATCAGCGTAGCAGACAAAGCAAGAATTGTTGGTGGTGTTGGACTAGCTATAGCTGCAGGCGCTTCGCTTTATTCTCTTATGGGTAAATCTGCTTCAACAGCAGATCCATATGCTGGTGCCTCTGTTCAGTTTCCAGAAGATCTAGTTGATAACGATCACTGGATTGAATTCGTTGCGCAAGAAACAAAAGGTTTCGCGACGGATGTTATTGCTAGCAGTCTGCCTGGAGCTAGAGGAAGTATAATTAATGGCGGCACGATTCGACTGCCAATGCCCTCCAGCTTATCTACAGATTATAATCCACAATATACTGAGCAAGATTTAGGACCAGCGGCTGGTGCAGCACTAAAACCATTTGATCGCAACATGTATGGAAATCGCGATCTGGAAACAGAAGCACAGATGGGAACAGCCAGTAGCGCAATAGCAACGGCTGCACAAAATGGAGCCGCAGGCCTAGCAACAACTGTAGCAGCCACTAAAGCCGCTTCTATTCCTGGTGTCGGCGCTGAAGGCGTAAATGCTGCACTAAAAGTGCTAGGCGGCGTAGCGGTTAATCCACATAAGGTTGTATTATTCACAGGCGTTGGCTTCCGCGATCATACGTTCAGCTGGAAACTATCTCCACGAAGCAGAAAAGAATCAAATGATATTCATTTAATTTGCGAGATGTTTAAGTTTTACTCGCATCCAGAATATCTCGCTGGTGGATTATTCTTTAAATATCCTGAGTTCTTTAAAATTAAATTCCGTCATCCATCATATCTGTTCGAGCTTGAGCCATCAGTATGTACCGACGTTCGTATCGACTATCACGGACAGGGATTCCCAGCATATATTCGTGACGCTGACGGCAGTGGTATTCCTGCTCCAGCAGAAGTTACTCTGTCACTATCATTTAAGGAAACGGAAGTTATCACGAAGAATACTCTTACGAGAGGACTTCGCAATCAGCCAACACCACCTGCTCCAGTTGGAAGAGAAAATATCATACAGCATAGAAGAGCAGATAATGTTCCTAGCACAATGGATGGATCCTTACCTCGACTAAATCCAGAACAAGAGGGAAGATAAATGGCATTTTATTTTAGAGCCCATCCTACTATTCCCTATCGCATTCCTGGAACGAAGCAAACTATTGCAGTGACAGATATCACTCGTAGATTTTCTGTGGCTAATTTCGTAAGAAACGCTGGAGTTAACTTCGACGAATACTATGTTCAGGATGGCGAGCGTCCAGATACAGTAGCATACGATTATTACGACGATGAAACTATGGACTGGCTGATTCTGTTAGCCAACGAAATTCATGATCCATATTATGAGTGGCCACTTTCCTATGAGCAGTTCAATTCCTATCTTGCTCAAAAATATGGCACCGTTCGAAATGCTTATCAAACTGTTCATCATTACGAGCAGATTTTGCAGTCACAAGGATTGATTGTTGAGAACGGCATTCAGCGCATTTTGCCTGAAAGAACATTAGAAGTGGACTATACCACATATCTCACGCTGGCAGCAGATAAAAGAAAATCTGTTTCTGTGTTTGATTATGAAAACAATTTAAATGAGCAAAGACGTCACATATATTTAATTGACTTGAACTATCTGCAGCTGATTAAAGAACAGCACCCATATATCTTTGAAGAAGGCACGTTTGTAAGATGAGTGATGTAGGCGGCGGTATATTTAATGAGTGCACGGTTGACAACGTCGATATTAAAAACCTTGTCACTCAGCTAGATTATTTCGAGAGCGTTTACTCGACAGCAGCATCGTGCAATATTACGCTATCCGATGGTAGCGGATTCCACGAGCGCGCGAAGCTGAAGGGCGGCGAGGAAATATCTATCAACTTCGCTGCTCGCAAAGGCGAATCAATCCGTATGAAATTCAAGGTCGAGCGCGTCACGGATCGCATTCGTGCGAAAGATAATCTCGATATGTATCTCATCGTCGGCGTTCCCCAAGAAATGATTGATAATCACCGTAAGGATATCGCGAAAGCATATAACGGCAAAAAGATATCTGAGATGGTGAAAGAATGGCATGATGATTATGTAAAAGAAACAAATACAATTAAAAAAGATCTAGTCACTAACGAAGAAACGCAGGGGAATCAGAGCTACGTTGGAACTGGTCGCTCTCCCACGACTGCGATTCGTTGGGCTGCTAAGGAAGGTATGTCTTCCGAATCCAAAGCGTCGAACTATCTGTATTGGCAAGATCGCGATGGATATCACTTCAAGACAATCGACGCTATGCTCAAGGGATCTGAGACAGCAACGTTCGCATACGCCAGTCAGAATATCGGAAGCGCAGGAGCGTCAGACGAATCAAAGAATATTATCTCGTTCGATCAGGCAAAAGATTTTAATAGAAATGAATCAACTGAAAATGGTGCTGAGTCAGAGCATGTTTATTATTATGATCCGCTCGTAGGAAAAATCGACTCAGTTCCTAAGAAAGGCAAGCGCGATGGCGCTGGTGAGGGAAATCATACAGGAAAAGATACACTGACTGAAGATAAAAAATCTGAGACTGGCGCTGTTCGTTCCTTCATCGTTGCACCAGGCGCATCAGCAAAGGATAGCGGATTCGTAAAAGCGCGCGATCCCAAGGCTGTAGAATATAAGCGCACTCTTCCAGAACACGCCGCACAATCGTCGGCTGCATTGCAGTTAGACAATCTCATTATGAACGTTCGCGTTCCTGGTGATACTTCACTGAAACCTGGAATTAAAATTAAATTGAATATTCCATCTAACCAAGACGGCACTTCACTTGATCCCCGCTCGGGAACGTTCCTCGTAACGTCAGTCCGACACGTGCTATATAAAGAAGTGCAGGACGTTAAATATAACTGCATTCTTGAGTGTAAGTCTGACTCTCACGCCAATAAACAATCATCACCTTCTGGAGTAGCTTCTTAATGTCACTATTCAAATCAATGGTTGGTCAGAGCGGTTTGAAGTGGTTTATCGCCACTGTTGAAGATCGTGGCACAGGACAGTTCTCAGGTGAGAAAGATGAGCTGAAGATTGGGCGCGTAAAGATTCGCATTCACGGAAGACATACGGAAGATAAAAGCAAACTCCCAACAAAAGAACTTCCTTGGGCGTATGTTATGACTCCAACGACTTCAGCAAGCATTAGCGGAACGGGATGCAGTCCTACAGGATTAGTCGAGAACAGTAAAGTCGTAGGATTTTTTATGGATGATGACGGCGAGCAGATTCCAGTAATTATTGGATCGCTTCCACATGTTCAAACGAAAAAGAATATTGGCGATAATGCGCCTGGATCTGGATCGAACGTAAAGAAGTAATATGGCTAAAATAACCGTAAAGAAACTTACGACTTCTAATACTACTCCCACGCTCACAGGGACCGTAGAGTTCCAGCGTTTCAGTGCGCCTGGAAAAGCGAAGGAGTCGATTGAAGTCTATGTGAACTATGTTCCATATCGACTGTTCGAAGGTAATCTTGGACTAGACGAAACGAAAACGCCCAATGAGTGGAAGCTGCGTTTTGACTCTCCGCTATATCCAGGAACGTATGACGTAGAGGCTATCGTATACGATATCGCAACAAATCAAATCATTGCTTCTGACGATACAGTCAATGAGCTTATTATTACTGCGCCGCCTACAAGAAAATCAGCTTCTCAGCAGCAATATAATTTGCGCCAGCGATATGCTAGACTTAGTTTATTAATGAACTCGATTAATCTGCTGTTTGGCGGAAAGAATGGACTAACGCCACTTCCCTCTGTTCATCCTACGCTCGACGATCAATCATCAACCACGCTTCTTGCTGCTGGTAATGAAGAAAGGTCTGAAGATCCTAGACCAACGAGCGATCAAAAAACAAAAGTAAAAGATGCAGCATTGCCACCAGGAAAACATGCGTTTAGAGCTACAGATGGAAGCGATGATGCAGAAGATACATATGATTTGACATTAGGATCAGCTGATCAAGCTCAAGATTTGTTAGGCGATGTACAAAAGGCACAGCAAGAAACGCAAGCATTATCTGACGCTGTTGTAGGCACGACAGGAGTTAATACTGATAATCTGCCTACAAACTCAACATTTGGTAGTTTAGTATAGGATAGGATAAATTATGGCAAAAATTAACGAAGAAGATCCAGGCGGGAAAAAATCCCAATATCTAGGAAATCATGTTGTAACCACAGAAGCTGGTCACATGGTCGAATACGATAACACGCCTGGTGATAGGCGTATTAATATTCGTCACGCTTCAGGAACGCGCATTGAAATTAAAGATGACGGCGTTAGAATTACGAAGGTAGAAGGAAAAGAACAACAGATCTTCAATAAAGGTATAGATCAAGTTGTTACTGGAAACTTCAGCGTAATTATTGCTGGTGACGTTTGCATGCACGTTACAGGAAAATTGAAACATGAAGTTCGCGGTGATTACGAGATCGTTACTCACGGGGACTTTAAGGTAAAAGCTGCTGGCAAAAATATCATGGAGTTTGGTGGTGATCAGCGCGTTCAAGTCAACGGTAAGACTTCGCATCGTACATCTGGCGATCGTGAAACAATTACTGGTGGAAATAATACGGAGTCTGTTGGATCGGATAATAAACAAACGATTGGTGGCGAAAACACACAGATCGTAGCTTCACATAACGCAACGCTCACTGGTGGCGAGCATCAAGTTGTATCGGCAGGCGGTATGGGATTTGGCTCTG